TCTAGTAATTTCTGAGGCTCTACCCATACTGAATCCGTTTTCGGCTTCAAGTCTTGAAATCGGCACGTTAAGTGAACGGTATAGTTTTCGTTGGAAGTATACGATATCATCTATTTCCCCAAGGTTAGAACCGCCGGGAAGTGTTGTAATCTCAGTACCTCTACCACCTTCACGCCGTGGAAGCCAAAAATCTTCAAGCATCGACATATGATTCCGGTCATCCCGAATTTCCCCTGTGGTCGCATCATAAACTAACTTGTTACGATAACGATTCATTACATCTTTTAGATATTGTTCTGCTTTGACCTTCGGTAGATTACCGACATCAATGTAAAAAATTCTACGTTCTGGTGCGCGAGAGATACGATAGATAACAATCGCATCTTCAATCATACGCAACTGATTAACTGGTTTAATTGCTTTGTGTAGGTATGAGAGAACTCGGCCTGTGTTATTGTCAACCAGACCTGATGGGACATACACTATCGAATCAGCAGCAATTTTAATTCCTTGGTCACTACCTTGGCCACCCGATGATGCAAAACCTTTGTCACTGTAGATATAATACTCTTCTACAGATTTGATCATCTCAACACCATTGACACTTGGATCAGGGTCTTTTTTTGTTTCCCGAACCTTGCGAATTTTGCTTGGATCAATAAATCTCAAGGAATGCAAACCCCTTTGCGGGTCTTTATTATCGATAACTTTATGATAGAACATCCTTCCGTCAATATACCACCGACGAAAAATGTCATGTCCCTTCTCATTAAAATTGAGAAGACGCAGAACTTCACTAAACTCTGCTCTCATACGCCTTTTAATTTTATCTGGATAGGGTAGATTAGTTAAATCAATATTAACTGGGATGTCATTTAGATTTGAAATGATACCTTCATTCACGATATCTTCAATCGCAGCATCACACTCCGATTGCATAGAAATATCTCTGTAACGACGAATGAGATCAAGGTCATTGCGTTCCCGACCATCTGTATCCAGTACAGATGAAAAGAAACCGCCGCCTGCGATATCAATTGTGCCGTCATCAGGAGAGGGGTCCGTGAAAGTTTTTTCACGAGGCCCCATATCCTTTTGTGCTTTTTGTATTGTAAAGCCGAATAATTCTGCCATAATGTTTTTGTCTCCTACTGTCTATTTAGTAGGTTCAAATTAGAAGTTTACGCCAGAAGTTTCAAAGTGTTGATATCTCCAAGAAACTGAGAATTCTTCAATTGCATTTTCAGTCTCCGTAGCTAGTTCAATTGCAGAACCACTTGTCGTTGGCCAACAATTCCTTAGAATATAAGTCTTGAGAATTGCATCGTCACGATCCAACTGTTCAACAACCAAATCTGTCTGATAATCAGAAGGAGAAACAACGCCAGTATTAAGAGCAAAATCATTAATGCCATTTGACCATTTTTCGATTGCGTTCTTAATCATAAAGTCAGTGTCATTAATAAACATAGTTTCCCACGCATCTACTGGTGCCTGATCACCGGCCATGTAGATAGTACGACCACGAAATTTCAATTCAATTTCTTGGATAGTACGGGTTGGTAGAGCCGCCGACTTTACAAGAAAGGAAGTTCTAGCTGAATCAAGACCGATATCGATACCTGATGGTGAAGTAATAATTACCCTAAATTGGTTAGCTCTTGCACCACCACCGATTAGGCTTGATTTAAAGTCATCTATATTTGACATGATTAACCTCCTACCTCACTAAACGCAACACCAGTTCGAACGGCGATGAAGTTTAGTGTAATAAAGTTGATTGACCTTGCTGGTTTGATGTAGATGTCTCCAATAAACTCGTTTCGGTCAATGACCTCACCAGTATTATTAGTTGTATCGCATACTACCTTAAAGTCGAAAATACCTCTGCGACCCTGCACATCCCGCAAGAAGGGTTCTACCAGATTACGGAACTGCGCCCTTGTGAACACATCATTGAACTCAAAGAGTTGGAACTTAGCAGCAGTGGCGATTGCTTTTTCAAGAACAAGGAACAAACGACGCACGTTAATGCGGTCAAATGCACTTGGTTTTGTAAGAGCAGTTTTATCACCAAAGAGTGTAACACCTTGGCCGGGGAAATCAACAACTGGGTTGATCCGAGCCTTATAGAGAATGTCACGATCTGCTTTCATTGGGTTGTAAGAAAGTTTGATTGCACTACGAACACCACCACGATTGTAACCCGCTGGTGAGAACCAAGGATCAGCAACAGCATCTGTATTTGCACAAAGACCAGCAGTATCACCGTTCAAAGGAACATGACGATATACATCGTTGTACTTATCATACATGTACTTGTATCCACTATCGAATACCATGTACGAAGATGATGGGCACTTATCAAATGCGTTTTTTACATTTGTCGTCTGAGTGATGGATGATGTAACACCGACTGTTGCAGCACGATAAGGTGATGCAAAACCAACACAATCCCTACGCAATTCACAAAGGTCTGTGATCATGGTAACATGAGTATCCATTCCAGCTTCTGTATCTGCAACAGCAGAACTTGGACCAGCCATAATCAGGTTGATGTCAAGGTTTTCTGTGTCAGCAAATTTGTCATAAGCAATTTCAACTTCACCAGCAGTGACAGAGTAATCATCCGTTCCACCAGTTAGTGTATCAACTGTAACTCCACTTACTAGTGTATAGTCTGTTCCTGTTGTAACATCTGTACCCCAGTTAGAACCAGCAGCAAGATGATCTGTCCAGTAAATGAAGTTTGAACCACGGAAGATAACATCTGGGTAGTAGTTATTTCCACCCTGTGTTGTCTTCGCTGCTGAGTTCTTAGACATTCCCGGCCATACCTCAATAACTGAGGATGTACGTTGTCCTTTAACATCAACATCGTAACCTGTAATGTCACCAGTTTTATCATAAACTGCAACATGTATTTCATCCAATTCACCACGGCCGTTTGCAATTGACCAATCAGTAGTGCCGGGGGCAGCATCGAAGAGGTCACTGAAACGCCAGCGACGACGAATTAGAGAGTTATCAGGAATAATCGTCTGAAGACCAGCTCCAGCAGGATCATCAAGAACCCGAATGGTGAGAGTTTCAGAAGAAATTGCGGTAACTTCATATTCTACGTTACCCGTTTCCACTTTGTCATGACCAGCAGCTGCTGAAAGCACCAGAGCTACATTGTCGGCAACTGTGATTGCTTTATCTAAAACAACAACGCCGATAACCGAACCAGCACCACCACTCTGAGAAGTTACTGATGCAATCTTAACAACTTCGTCACCGTCTGAAATACCAGCACCAATCACACGTTGGCCAGCTGCAAGAGCACCAGTTCCACCATCAAGAGTAAGAGTTTTAGATGCAACTGTAATTGCACCGTTAACTACTGAAACGATAGCACTTGCATCGTAGAACTGAATGATGTCCCCGATTATGATTGACGCATCTGTTGCATTTTGGTCATCAACTGTGATATCCAAATCACCAACAGCGCCAGCACCATTAACTAGGTTAAGAGAACCAAGTTGCTGTGAAAATGCTCGTGCGCTAGGACAGATATCCACACCGATTGAGTTACCCCAAGTACCGGCGGAACGAGCAGCCCACTCACCGTGAGAACCCTCACCCGAATCGAAGGATGCTTCATAATGGTCATCGTCACGAATGAGGATACCACTGTCTGCACCAGCGTTTAATACTGCGGATTCTGCACGAACCACGCGAAGAGCGTCACCATACTGCAAGAAGTTTGCAGCGGTGAACCAAAACTCAAAATTTGAACTATTTGGCTTACCAAATGTCGATAGTAGCTGTTCTTCCGAACTAATAGCGGTAACCGCACTCACTGGACCTTTTTGAAAAGGACCAGCAATGGCACCGATAGACGTAGATACAGTTGGAACAACATTTGTAAGATCGATTTCCCTGACGTGTACGCCGGGTGAAACTAAAAATCCCATGTCTTTACTCCTAACTTAAAGAGAGTTATTTGTTATACAGATATTTATAAAAAACGTCTTTTACAAAACCTGTTTTTATAAGTGTTATATCATATAAATAGAATTATGAATGATCATTATGAAAAATACAAAGATACCATCAAGAAGGTTTCACGAAGAAATTACCGAAAACGGGTATTTCTTTTAAACGAATTTCTCACAGAAAAATCATGTGTTCACTGTGGTGAGGCAGAGCACGTCTGTCTCAAATTCTGGCCGTATGATGCAGAGATACGCAAGGTATCCAAGAGAGTTGGAACAAGTGATGCTAGTCGCAAGGAGGTTTTCCACCTGATCGACCAATCTGTCATTCTATGTTACAACTGCTACATCAAAAAACATCATGATTTAATTGAATTTATTTAGGAATTTACCAACTTCCAGAACTGTCTCGTATAATAGGGGACCAACGGGTTCCGTATTCGTCTACCATTTCTCCGATATTCTCATCCTCAAGTCCATTTACTATGAAACCAAATGGTGCCATATCCTGTTCTAAAGCATCTTGTTGTTCAGACATCATCGTTCTACGGATATCACTATTAGTCAATTCTTTGAAATACTGTTGATCTGTAACCCATGCAAAAATGAAGAGACATGCAACAAGGTCATCGTTACATCCATCATCAGCTTGGAAGGATGAACCCTTAACAATAAAAGTTGACAACTCATTAATACATTCGTAATCCTCAATAATAAGTTTATTATCCTCAACCAATTGTTTGAGATTTGAACAACCAACCTTCTTTGTTGCCTTTGTAGTTCTTACCCCCAATTGCGCTTTACCACCACTGAACCCACCACCAAGGACTTGTCCCGCACGGCCACGCATACTAGCCATAATAAGGTTGTCATACTCCAAGTCAAACTGCATAGCGTTAGCAACCTGTTCTCCAATGTCATTAACCTCAATCAACACAAATGCTTGATTGTATGCCCGGGCAACATCATAGATTTTAGATGGGAATATGAGAGGTTTGATCTCATTGTCACGGTATTTTGCGACAACCCTGTATGGTATTTCAGTCACATCCACAACCACAAATGCTGAGTAATCGTTTGATGTTCCCCGTGAAACATCAGCAGTGAGAAGGTATGTGTGGTCAGGTTGTGGTAGAACATGAACATCAAGACCTCCACTAGACTGTTTAGGTGATCGATATGTTAACTGTTTAAGTTTATGGGGCGCAATCAGAGTATCAATAGAACCAAGAAACTCACACTCAAACTCTGTGTTAAACTGAGCTTGAGAGGTGTTCTTGATAGTCTGTTCCTTCCATGCTTCATCACGACCCGGAACTTCACTCCAATGCACCTCAATCGGAATATAGGTGTTACGACCTTCCTCTGCATCTACCCATAGTTTATAGAACATGTTCATACCATGTGGGGTGGAAACGATCATTACCTTCGTTGTCTTACCAGATGAAATTGTAGGATATACTGAACTGAAGAACTGCTCTGCTACATTAGACGGGACATACGCGAACTCATCAAGGAAAATAATGTTGTAAGACCCGCCACGAACAGCAGACGCACTAGTTGAACTAGCAAGGATTTTTGATCCATTTTCTAACTCCAAGGAACCTTTGTTCCAACTCATCACTCCCTGTTGCAACCACTTGGGTAAATGTTCATACGCAAGTTGCAAACGTGACAGTAGATCACGAGCAGTCGCGGCCTTATTCGCAAGGATTGCAATATTGACAGTGGGGTTGAAAAGTGCGTAATGCAGCAAATACGATATCATAACTGTAGACTTACCTGACTGTCTTGGTAGTTTACAGATTGTAAAACGATTGCTGTGGAATGTTCCTACCATCTCCTTTTGAAAGTCGTACATTTTAAACGGTACAAGACCCTCATCAAGAGACACAATCTTTACATAGTTTTCTATGAAATATTGTGGATTCTCCATACACTTTTGGTACTCAACAAGTTCTTTCTTTGTCCAGTTCTGCTGAACATTTGCCTTCTTGAGATTAGGATTACCTAGATATTGATTATCAGACATAATACTATTTTATTTTAACAACTCTCTATTTGCCAAATGTTCTGCCGCAATATCATCCTTAGACTGTCCGAAATAACGAACCGCATTGTGAGTCTTGATAAGTTCTTCGTTGACTGTTGATTTGATGATGACACCTTCCCATTCATATTCATAAAGGAACTCACCAAGGATACGGCCGTACTTACCCACTCCATCCTTTTTAGTGCGTAGAGTCTGTGTGGAACCTAATGGAAGGTGATTCTGAACAAACCCCTTTGCCATCATTCCATAGACCTTCTCTTCTTTGTCGCTTGTCCTAGACTCAGGTGTATCCACACCATAGAAGCGAACTCTCTGTTTCTTCATCCAAACACCAAAGCCAAGATCAATATCGACATCAGCTGTGTCACCATCTATTACCTTTACGATCTTACACTTGT